GTTATTGACGGATATTGGGGAGCATTAGTTTTAGATTACCATCTCTTCTCTAAAAGAGGAGATGCTGAGAAGTTTATCAAAAAAGAAAAAGGAGTATGGGAGATAGTAGAAAAAACTATCTCCTAATCTTCTTTTTTTTACTCAGAACCAACTCCTCTTAGTATTAATAGCTTTTATGAATAAAAATTAAATTAAAAGGAGCAATTATGTTACATAACTTGTTTTCATATGTTACTAATCTATTTGCATTCATTTGGATTAGTCTTTGGTCAAGAAATGCAAATGAAACGAAAGAATTATTGAAAGAATGGAAGAGCTTAAACAAATAGGTTCTTCCATTTCTTTTTTTAGCTTTTGTGAAAAAAAAATTAATAAAAGGAGAAAACTATGATTGAATACGTTGTTCTTTTATATGTAAATAATGATATTTTTGTCTACATCTTTGATGATGTAGAAAAATTTCAAGAATTTCTTGAATTACATAAAGGAGAAAAGATGGAGATTCTATAAAATCTCCATTTTTTTCTTTTTACTCTAAACAATCATATATAATACAGAACCAACTACTCCTTATAATATAATAAATAGCTATTGTGAGAATAATTAAACAAAAGGAGTGCATATGAAAATAAAAGATATTAGAAAAGAAATTGAAAAATATTTAACTGCTGGGTATCCAGCAGTAGCAATTTACCATCAATATCATTATGGTGATGGTATTGCAGAGATAATAAGAAGTGTAGATGATTTGGGCAATATTGACAATGTTGATGATTTAGAGATTTTCCCACTTGAAAAAGGGAAGTCCTATTATTGGGTTCATATCCCAATAGAATGGGGGTCTCCATACACAATGGAGACCTTCATAAAAGAGTTTAAAGAACCAGAGGGATTAATCCATATCTAACCTCTTGGTTCTTTTTTTTCTTTTTACCAAAATCATATTCATTACCAGAACCAACCACTACCAATCTCCTACTACATACATACTCTTATAATAAAGCTATTATGAAAAATTAATAATAAGGAGAGTAAATGGCAATAGTAAAAAAAACAAGTAAAAAATTAACTAAAAGATTGAGTGATTATTTCGTAAGAGAACCTCATACTTTTGAGGTTCAAAGATTTGATGTTGTTAGAGATATTGAAAAAGACAATATGGATATTAGATATGGTGCTTCAATAGAAGGAGATTCTATTGTAATAGTTATAGGTGTTGAATCTGAATTTCTGAATGAATACAAAGAGTTCTCTGTTCCATTAAAAGAGAACCAAGGCATTATTGTTGGAGAACAAGTAGGATTGTTAATTGTAGATTTACTTGAAACATATAACTCATCACTAACTAAATTTGGTCAAGGATATTCCTCTGATTGGATTTATCTTTGTGATAAAGAAGAAGAGATTCCATATTCATGGAGAGTAAGATTCTGGTTTAGTGATGATTTTGGTTATCTAAAAATAACACCAAAAGAACCAGAAAAAGAGAAAGAAATCGGAAATGAATCTATTTTAGATTTGATTATTCCTTGATTTCTTTACTCTTTTTTTCTTTTTTTTAATTCTCTATATATAATGTATAGAACATCATATAATAATTAAAAAACATATTTACATTTTAAAACATATTTACTAACAAAAATTAAGTTACACTTTATTTACAGAACCAACAAACCAATAAAAAGGAGAATATATGGAAAAATTAATTATTACTTTTAGAAATAAAAAATATGAAGTAGAAAACAGTAAAAATTTTTTTGAAATAGAAAAACTGATGAGTAAGGTAACTACAAAATCAAAAGTATTTATAATTGATAATCTTTTATTAGAAGATGAAGTATCTAATAAGATTGATGAAACAAATAAATTATTAAGAGAACTTTCTTTATTCTTAGAAAATAAACTTATCTTTTGTTCTAATAAAATAAATTCTTTAATCAAAGAATTTAAAGAAGATTTTGATGAAGAAGATTGGAATGAATACAAAAAAGAATATCTAGAACCAATAGAGGAAAAGATTAAAACAATTTATGAAATAAATAAACTAGTTAAATTAATTATTTTAGATAAATCATTTAAAAAATTTAATTCTTTAAGAAATAATTACAGAACCAACAAAGGAGAATAAATGGCAATAAAAATCACTGATAAACAAAAAATGCTTGAATTATATAAAAAAGGAAAAATTCACAAATCTACTTATTATAGAGGGTTAAAAAGAGGCTATATAATTTATAAATACAAAGAACCACATAATCAAGGTGGTTCTATTGAATGGTTTTTTAACAAAGATAAAGTTAGAAAAATCCAAAATGATTTAAGAAAAATCTTTTATAGATTAAGAAATATTTATAGTGCTTATCATATTGAATGTGATGAAATGATTCAAGAAACTCTATTGTATCTTTATGAAAGACAAGAACCAATAGAGAACTATAATAGATTTTTATCAGTAGCTAAATCATATATGAGAACTCAAATGAGAGGAAAAGGAAAAAAAGAATTTAAGAAAAAGATATTAAGAGGAGACTTTGAAAGAACATTTAAAGAATATGATATTGATTTTATTGAATTAGATTCAATTGAAGATTAAATAAAAAAAGGAGGATAAAATGATTAAAAAAAGAGATTATAATGTTTTAGCTATGGCTAAGGGTTTTTACAAACCAAAAGTTGTAAAAAGTAAGAAACAATATTCAAGAAAGATAAAACACAAGAAAAGATTTTTTGAATATTAGTTTAATTATAGAACCAAGACAAGGTTTTATAATTAAATTAATAAAAAAGGAGATTGTATGTATACAATTAAAGAAAATAAAAAAGGTAATGGTATAGTTTTATTTGATAGCAATGGAAAAGTTTGTTTCTTTGATAAAAAAAGCAAATATTACAATATTGCTAGTAATATAAACAATTGGGAAGATAAAACTTTAAAAGATAAATTCTTCAAAGTTGTTAAAGAGTTTGAAAGATTTAATATTGTTGATTTTAATGAAAAATATATTATTGATAACATTAATAATGTTGTTTTTGATTACAAAAAATATGCAGAAGAAAATTATATTGATATTAAAATTTCAAGAGATTGTAATTATAAAGAATATGATGAATATTATCAAAAAGAAGTATGTTTAGGTGATGGTATTTATGTAAAAGTTAAAGATTACAATTATAGTGAAGTTTTAATGATTGATGATGTTATTAAAACTAAACTAGTTTATATTTTAAAAGATAATTATACTTGGTATAAATTATTTTCACTATCTGAATCTCTTCATTTAGATAGAGAAATAGTTCATAAATATTTAGAAGAAAAATTAAAAGAAATAAATGAAAAATATTTTATAGTAAATAAAAACTTTTATAAAACATGGAATGGTTCATATTATATTACAGGTTATGAAAATTACTATTATGTAGATGTTTTAGATAAAAAAGATTATGAAGAATATTTAAAAATAGAAAAAGAAATAGAAAATTTTGCAGATAACTTTTTAAAAAGCAAAAATGTTGTAATGAACATCAATAATAAAGAAACACAAGAATTGATTAGAAAATTAGGATTTCAATTATATTTTGATAAAGGTAGATTATGGTTTAAAGATACTTTTTATGAACCAGAAAGCAATGATGGTTTTAGAAGAGGAGGATATATAGACAAAGATGGAACATGGTTAGATGTAGCATTAGCATTTGATGATGGACATAAAAAATACAATGAGCTTTTAGATAAAAAATCTAAATTAAAACAAAAAGCAAAAGAAATTATTCTTTGTAACAAACCAAAAACTAATTCATAAGGAGGATATATGTTAATGATGCATGAATTATTAGAAAAACTAAAAAATGATGAAGTTGTTATTTTTGCAGATGGAACAAGATATGTTCCAAATATTGGTGTTAGGTTTTTTGCAAAAGGAAAATTGGTTAATAAGAACCAATACGAAAACTTTTTAACATTCTTTTTAGAATATTATAGAAGTTTTAGAAATAAATTGTTTATAGAGCATTTATATGATGAAGATATTATTCATATAGATGTTCCATGTGAAGATGAGGTATTTGATTTTGTTAAAGACTTCTATTTCAAAACATACGCTAATTAGCGTCTAAAACGCTTTCTGTTGCATTTTTTTTCTTTTTAGATACTAACATACTACAAAACTAAAAAAGGAGCTTATATGGCTAAATTAGTAAATAAAATTATTTTAAAATCAATTGATAATAAATATGTTCCATCATTTAAAATTACAGGTGTAGAAGATATAAATAATCTATATGGCAATACCATTTTAAAACCAAGAGATTTAGTTGGTTATAAAGATGGTTATATAAATATTAGTTGTGGTGTATCTGGTGTTAATAGAGAAATAGTTATTTTTCTTAAAAATTGGAATAAAATTTCTTATGAACCAAAAAGTTTTAAAATTGTTTTTCTAGAAAATGATTTTTGGATTTTAAAACCAAGTAAAAAAGAAACAGATGTTAATTTATATTTATATGCTTATGAGAATAGAAGAACTTCAAGAACATCAAGAACATATGTTGTTGATTATGGTTTTAATCCATTTATGTCATACCAATATAACAATTGGTATAAAGCAGATATTATTCTTCATAAAGAAGAACCAACTTTTGAATGTGATTATTATAGAACAACAGGAAGAGGTAATCATTATCACTTTAAATGCTCAAAGGATAAACAATGAAATTTAAAATAAAAAGAATAAAAGGGATTTATTATTTGTCCCTTTTAAAAGGAAATAACATAATTAAATTATCATTTAAATCATTAAATGAATTAAATAAATACTTAAAGGAGAATATATGATTAGAGTATACGCTTTTGAACTAGAAAAAATTATTAAAACATTGCTTAGTGATGAGTATAAAGGTGATTTTTTAGTTGTTAACAGAAAAAAAGATAATGTTGTTTTAGAAATTAGGAAAAAAGATTTTATTGTTTTAAAGATGCCTTTAAAAAGAACAGTTGCTAATCAGTTCTTTGTTGACCATTTTGAAGAACCAACAGACATGGTTACTATGCCTGTTGGAACTCATAAATCAATGATGGCAACAATTAGAAGATTAGCTATGTATAAGGAGAAAAAATGAGAATTAGATTTTATATTCCTTTTTATGTTCCTATCAATGTTGAATGTGATGAAAAATTAATTCCTAAAAAAGATTTGTTGTTGCTAAATAGAAATTTCTCTGTCTATGATTTAGACAGAGATATTGTTGATGATTGTAAAGAGCTTTTAGAAAAAATAAAAAAGTATGAAAAGAAAGGTTTGATATTGATAACTGACTATGAGTCAATAGCAGAAAAAATATAGTGTTATTTAGCTCTAAAACGCTCTCTATTGAAAGATTTTTAATTTTAGGTAGTAACATACTATAAAGCATAAAAAGTTGCTTAAAATTCAAATAAGGAGGTTTTATGGTAGTAAAAGGAACATGTGGAACTGAGTATGGAATTGAATGTGTGATTGACTATGATGATGATTTCTATGTTGTTGAAATAGATGGTTTTCCTTATAGAAAAAGTCAACGAGTATTTGGTTTAGGATTTTATGAAGAAAAAGCATTAAAAAATGCTCTTAAAAAAGTTAAAAATAAAGAAATTAGAAAGGAGATAAAAAAACAATTTGGTATTTAGCTCTTAAATAGCCTCTGTTGGTTCTTTTCTTTGTTTATAGGTAAACATACTTAAAAAGTATTTTCGTTGATTATACGCTGTTTTAGACACTAATAAAAGGAGATTTTATGGATAGAAGAGAAGAGTTACTTGACTTAGCACAAGAGATAAAAGATTACTTAGGTTGTGAGTTGTTTTTAAAAGAACTTTTAAAAGGTTTAGATGTTGATGAACTTGAATATCAGTTAAAAGAGATAGTTAAATATTATGAATTAGATGTAGAAAATGAATAAGGTCGGAATCAAAAATTTGCATTTTTTATAAAAAATTTTCAAATTTTTTCTTTATATAAAGAAAAAATTTTTTAAAATCCTTTAATATTACCAAGATTTCGGAGAAAATCAATGATTTTGAGAGGGGTAAAATAGTGCCCTCTGAGGGGTAAAATAGTGCCCTCTTTTTTTATTAAAAAAACACGTAAAGGTTTCCTTATGATAAGGAAAATAGAGGTATTTAACAATAATGGAGAACCAATCACAAAAGACTTTGTTTATGATGGTTCTCTTGATAATAAAGGTATTAAAAGAAAATTTAATATTGTTTTCTTTGAATTTTATAAAGTTTTTGATTTGTTTGGTTCTAAGGGAAGAATAATTAAGTTTTTGTTGTTAAATGTTAATAAAAACAATCAAATAAAAATAACAAATAAGGAGTTAGCAAAAAAATTAAAAGTATCAGAAAAGTTAATTAAAAATACTATTAAAGAGTTGAAAGAAATAGGTTTTATTAGCAGAGTTGGTTCTGTTATAACAATAAATCCATTTTATTTTGATAAATCAATTAATGATTATAAAAATAATATTTTGTTTTATAAAAAAGGAGAATTTAATGAAAATAGTTGATTATTCTGATGAAATTAGTATTTGGTTAAGTGAAAATGGTTACCAGAACATTAGATGTTGTTCTTATGCTATTATAATGAGTTTGTTTTCAAAAGTTGTTTTTGATGGTGATTCTATTTATATAGAACCAACCAGAGTTAGAGATAAGTTGTTTAATTTAAATGTATTCACTGAAAAATGTTTTTGTGATACATTAGATTTTTTAGTTAAAGAATTAGGTTTTTTAACAATAAGCAAAGATGAAAAAAGATATTATTTAACTTATAAAGCTCAAAATCAATTATTAGGAGTTGTAAGATGAAGTTTATTGGTTATGTTTATATTGATAATAGTGTTGAGAGTGAAGTTAAAAAGTTTAATAGCATAGATGAAATTGTTAGTTTTGTTAATTCATATAAAGAACCTGTTAATGTTGTTGTTGAGCTTAATAATGTTGAAATAGGTGCTGTTTTTAGTATTGTTGGTTTTAATAAAACAATAGTTGTTGATTTATGTTTTGATTCAATTTTATTAAAAGGAGAGTAAATGAAATTACAAATTGTTAAACCAAAAGATTTAGTTGCTAAAAATCTAAAAGCTCTTATTTATGGTAAAAGTGGTATTGGTAAAACTTATCTCGCTGGTTCTGTAAAAGATGCATTGGTTCTTGACTTAGAAAAAGGTAGTGCATCTGTTAAAAATAAAGATATAGATGTTGTTCCTATTGCAAATGCAAAAGAGTTTAAAGAAGTATTAGAGTATCTAAAAACAGATACAAAATACAAAACTATTGTTGTTGATTCTATTACAAGATATGCTGAAATGTTGTATGTTGCATTAACAAAACTTTATCCTGATAAAAAAGACTCAATGAAACTCTGGGGAGATTTTGATGTTGTTAGTAGACAAAGATTAGAAGATTTGTTGCAAATAGAAAAAAACATCATTGTTACTGCACTTGAAGAAGATGTTAATGATGGTGGATTTTTAAGAAAATATCCTATGTATAAAGCAAGTAAATTTAAAATGATGATACCAAGTTATTTTGATTTGGTTAGTCATTTAGTTATTGATGAACAAGGTAATAGAATGATGATTAATGAACCAACACAAGATGCTATTGGAAAAAATAGATTGGTTGGTTTTGGTATTCCTAATGTTATTTCTTCAAATGAAGAATTATATGATATGCAAAAAATAATTGATAGAATTAAAATGGAATCAAAAGATGGAAATAGATAAAAGAGACATTTTAATTTATCTATCAAAGGAGGATAGAGATGAGTTAAGAGAGAAATTAAATGAACAAAAGAACCAACAGGGATGTAAAGAATCAAGATTATCAGGTTTTTATCCTGTTGGTTCTGTTTATTGTGTATGGGGTTGTATTAATGGTAAGTTGGTTATTAGATTTTTTGATAATGATGAAGAGGCTATAAAAGAATGGTTTGAGTTGTGTGATATTCAAGAAACTTTAAGAAATAAAGAGTAAAATAATATAAAAAAAGGAGTGTAAATGAGCTGGTTAAATCAAATTAACTTAGAAGAACTTGATAAAGCAGAAGAAGTAAAAGAATTTAAAGGTTTTGAACCGGGTGTATATGAAGTTGTTGTTAACAATGTTTGGATTGAATATACAATGAGTGGAACTGCTTATTTTAATATTAGAGCATTTGTTGGTTCTTTTGAAGATGAAAGAGAGTTAAATCTTGTTGGTTGGGCTGTTGAGAGAATGGTTAAGAATAAAGAAGGTTCAGTTAAAAATAGTAAAGGTGGTTATTTTAGTGGTGTTTTGATGCTTGATAAGATAGCTAAATGTGTTGGTAAAAGAATTAATGATTTAAATTTTGAAGAAAGAATTGTTGAAGTATTTGGTGAAAAAAGAAAAGTTAAAGTTGTTACTGATTTGATTAATAAAAAGATTCTTGTAGGTATTAGAGATAGGATTTATTGTAATCAAGATGGTGAAGAGAAAAAAAGATATGAGTTAGTTGATGTGTGTTGTATAAATGATAAAGAATGTGGAGAAAAACTTGCTAAAAGAATTGAAAATAAACCAGTTTTTAAAGAAAAATGTAATAATCAAGAACCAAAAGCAGAAGCTGATACATCAGATATTCCTTTCTAATTCTCTCTTTTTTTCTTCTTTTAAAAAACAATAAAGGATTTAAAATGGATAAGATTGTTAAAAAACTACTTGAAAAAACTCAATATAATGGAGATAAAGAACCAAGCAATACAATTAGTGCAAGTGAATTTGGTTCTGATTTATTACAAATATATTATAGACATAAATATGGTGTTCCTGATAATAAAGAATTTAATCAAGCAACAATTGGTTCTTTGTTGCATATATCAGTTCAAGAGCTTTTAAAAGATGAGTTTAAAAGTGAAGTTCATTTAAGTAAAGAGTTTCCTAATAAATGGAAATTAAGTGGTTCTATTGATTTATTAAATGATGAATATATCATTGATATAAAAGTAACTAAACAATACACAGTTGAATCTGTATTAAATAATAAATATCATGCTTATAGATGGCAATTAGCAGTATATAAATATCTTGTAAAAGAAATTCTTGGAAAAGATTTAAAAACAGGAATTTTGTTCTTTTTAAAAGATGGTGGATATGATTTTAGAAATAAGAAAGATTTACCATCAATTTTATTTAAAGAACTAGAAGTTCCTTCTAGTAAAGAAGTTGAAGAAAGATTTTATGAAATAATTGAAAAACTTAGTTTAATTGATGAAGATAACTTTCATTGTCAGGATTTGTGGTGGAGAAAAGATAAAAGTGGTATATCAGAACCACTTAGATGTAAAAAATATTGTTCTTATTCGGATAAATGTAAATGGTATCAAAAATTTAAAGAAAATAATTTAAATGTATCTTTTTAAGGAGGTATAAATGAATGCTAGAAAAAAACATAAAATTTTTGTAAGAAGATTTTTTAACTTTATTAAAACAAAAAATAAAGTTGATGATTATTATGTTACTACTACAAGAGAAATAGTAGATGAAGTTGGACTTAGTTCAATTAGTAATGTTTATAGTTTTTTAAGAAGACTTGAACTTAAAGATTTAATTGAAATGGAGAGAAGTATAGCTATGTTTGGTGATTTGAAATTTATTGGAATAAAAGTATTAAGAGAACCAGATGAGTTGGAGAAATAGTAGAGAATATAGAATATGGAGAGCAAAGGTAATAAGAAGAGATAAAAGATGTATTATATGTAACTCTATTAAACATAGAGAGGCTCATCATTTATATTGTGCATCTTACTATCCTGAACATAGATTTGATGTAGATAATGCAGTTACTTTATGTAGACATTGTCATTCTCTTTATCATAATAAATTTGTTGGTTCTTATAGAAAGAAATGTAATAAAGAATCATTTGAGAGATTTATGAAAATAGTAAACTATATAAAGGATTTATATGAAAAAGATGATTGATTATATAAATTCAAAAGGAAGATTTTTAAGTTCTGATGAAATTATAGAAAATGCTTTTTGGTTTGTAACTTCATCTATTTTATCTCTTATTAATTTATCTGTTAAATTTAATAATAAAATTATTCCTGTGAATTACTATGGAATTACATTAGCTGGTAGTGGTTCTGGTAAAAGTTTTGTGTATGAGCAAATTAAATCTTATTACAAAGATATTATAGAGAAATGGGATGATGCTTTATTGTTTTCTTTTAGACAAAATACAAAGAAAGAAGATTCTATTTTTATTGATGGTAACTCATTGAAAATAGAGTCATTCTTACCTCCTTTTGAGGTTTCTATTGAAGGAACAAAGGAGGGATTATATCTTAGAGCTTTATCTCTTAGTTATTGCTTTGTTGGTTCTTTGAATATTATTAATGAAGAAATACTTGATATTATGTCTAATTCAACAATAGATACTTTAAAAGAATTATATGATGGTAGATTTATTGGTAAGGTTATTAAAGCAAATATAAATGAGAATTTATATGGAATAAGAGCTAATGCTTTATTGTTTGGTTCTTCAATAGCTCTAAAAAGAGATTCTAAGACATATGAATTGTTTAATAAAAGTTTATCAAGTGGTATTTATAGAAGAAGTTTTATATATTATGAAGAACCAAAAGATATAAAGTTAAATAATTTAGGTTATGTTGATGAACCTGATTATAAAGATGCTGTATTTGATGTTTTAAAGGCTAATAGAGAGAGTTTATCAACAGGTATACCTTACATACTTGAAGTTGATAAAAATGCAATAGAAGTGCTTTTAGACATTAATAATGAGCTAATAGAGTTTTCTAATAAACATAAAGAAGAAACAAGAATGAGCGCTGAAATTGGTTCATTTGATAAGATATTAAAACTTAGTTGTTTGTATAGTGTTGTGAATAAAAAAGATAAAGTTTATGTTGAAGATGTAGAATATGCTTATGATTTTTATAAAAGATGTAGAGAAACTAATTTTAGTTTGTTTAATGTAGAACCACAACATAAAAGAATTTATAAGATATTAAAACAAAACAATAGATTAACTAAATCAGAGATTCTTGAAAAAGATATTTTTAATAGATTGACCTTTAATGAAGATATTAAACTTGTAGAAGAGCTTTGTTATAGGAACAATGAAAGATTAGTTGTAAAAGGTTCTAAAATCAAGTTTTATTCAATAGAAAAATTACCTATTAATAATTTAGATAAATGTATTGTATCTATTCCTAAGATAGATAAAAGAGAAAAAACTACTGAATATATTAGTATGGAAATTCCTTTCTTTGGTGAAGGACAATCAATTGAAAGATTAGTTAAATCAGATAAAGTATCAAACTTTTGCTTGGTTCATTTTGAAAATGGTAAAAGAAAAGCAGATAAAGCAATAGAGGGACAAAATGTTATAGGTATAGATGTTGATAATGGTGTATCTATAAATGAGATTTTAGATATTTTAAACAATTATGTTTATTTGATTTATACAACTAAGTCACATCAAAAAGATAAAGGAGGAATTGTTTGTGATAGATTTAGAATCTTATTACCTACAAAGACTAAGTTTTATGTTGATAATGAACAGCATAAACAATTAATTAGTAACATATGTGATGCTCTTGGTGTTGGTTCTTATGATGTATCAACAAGAAACATTGATAGATTATGGTTTACTAATCCTAGTGCTATGATATTTAAGAACCAACAAGGAGAATTGTTTGATGTTGTTCCTTATTTGCCTGATACTGATATAAGAGATGTAATTGAAAAACAAATAGAGAAATTTGATGAATCAGACTATGATATAGATGAGATTAATCGTAGAATAGGAGGAATGATAAAATGGTTTATTAATAATACATACCCATCTGTAAGAAATCAAAACTTATTTAGACTTGGTTCTTTTATAGGTGATTTAACTGGTTCTTATGAAAGGATAGAAAAAGAACTTTATAAAGCTAATTCTATGCTCTTAGAACCAGTTAGTGAGAAAGAATTAAGAAAAACTGTTTTAGCAAGTTTAAAAAGAAAATATAGTTAAAAGGAGAATAAATGACAAGAGAAGAAGTTAAAAAAGAATTTTGGAAAGAAGGTGGGATTTTTGAAGAATTGTTTGAACATTGTTTTAATAAAGTTTTAAAGTTGCCTTATAAAGGTAGGGTTATAGATATTTTTATAGACAAAATCTATGATGATTTTGAAAATAGGATATGTAAAAATTGTAAATTTTTAATAAAAACTAGTAAAGGATTATTATGCAGTAATCCTGTTAATTACAATTACATTATTACAGATGAAAAATTTGGTTGTAATAGATTTGAAAAAAAAGGAGAATAAAATGTTAATGTATGAAGTAAGTTTGTTAAAAATTAATGAATTGGGTGATGTTGTTGATTATTTAGAAAATATTGATGGTATTGATTATTATGTGTTTTATAATGAAGCTGATAGAGTTATTTTTATTTATTTTAATAATAATCTTTCTTTTATAGAGAAAGGAATAATTATTAATAAGATTAGAAGATTTATACCTTCTAGAAAATATAATGAATTTACTTATTTAAATCAAAAACTTAATTTTGATGGTTTAATTTTATCAGAATAAAAGGAGAGTAAATGGCAGTAAGATTAATTTATATAACACCTCTTTGGTTAATAGCAAATGGTATTAGATATTCACACGATAATCATCATTTGAGTGATACAAAAGAAAAACAACAAGAATATATTACTGAAACTATAATGAATGGTGGTTTTGTTAATGAAAAAGTTAAAGAACATTTAATAGGTGATAAAGATTTTGATTTAATTAAAAGAGTTGGTTTTAAAATGAAACATGAAAGCGTTCTAAGACATTCTTTGATTGTTTTTGAAATAGAAGCAAGTAGAGCTTTATTACAAGAACTATCAAGACATTGTGTTGGAGTAGAACCAACAGTAAAATCAACAAGATATGTTCTAAAGAAAGAATTAAAAGATGAAAAAAGTTTTAAATGGAATACATTAGAAGAATTTAAAGAAGTTAAAGATAGAGCTAAAAAATATGTATATTTAACAGGGTATGATGATGTAGATGATAGAATAATAAGAGCATTAGAAGAATTAAGGTGGCTTATTAAAGAAAATTTTTCAAATGATATTGTTAAATATGCTTTACCTGAAGCATTTAAATTTAAAGGACAATATTCTTTTAATTTACAATCGTTGGTTCATCTTTTAGAACTAAGAACCAACAAAGATGTATTACCAGAGTTTCAAAGATTATGTGTAGATATGATTGATGTTTTACCAAATGATTATAAGAAACTTATTTTAATTAATGAAAAAATTAAATCTAATTATGAAAGGATTAAGAATGGATAATAGATGTTTTGATTTTTTATATGAAGCATTTGGTGGTGGTTCTTATGATTGGAATTATTTGTTTAATAAAATGGATGATTTTGAATTAGAACCATCTGAAATAGTAGAATATGTTAAAGATTGCACATCAGAACCAAGATTTAATGATTTTATGTATGCTTGTTTATCTCTTGGTTCTGAAAAAATGAAAGATATTTTGATTAATTATGTAAATAAACATTGTAATAATCCAGAAAAGATAGTAAAAGCAATAGAAGACTATGAAGTTAACATTTATATAAACTATCTTGATAGTAGTTTTATTGATAATGTTTTTAGTCAATTTTCTTATCAAGAACTTGTTGATGAAGATAAACAAAGAAAAATGCTTGAAATGTTATTAGATGAATTAGGAATTAAGTGTAATTTCAAGAATGATTGAATTAAAAGAAATAGCTAAGTTAATTTTTTGGTTTAATTAAAAAATATAAGGAGGATAAATGAAATTGTATGTAATAATTGGAGATTTACCATATGATGGTTTACACTTTGAAAAATGTTTTTCTTCAATAGAGAAAGCAAGAAGTTATTTTAATGTTTTGAAGATTGAATATAAAAATGTTGGAACTCTAAGAGAGACCAATGATTTGATTGTTTTTAACAATAATGATGTATATAAAATATTGGAAATTGAATGTAATGAAATTGATTAAAAAGGATTAAAAATGAATTATGATGAGTTATATGGAATATCTATTGATGAATATTGTAAGTATCATAATACAACAATTGACTCTTTAATTTCTAAAACATCAAAAGATATTGAGTTGTTAAAAAGAAGATTGAATTGTTTAATTTATGAAGAAAAAGTTGATATTGGTTCTCAATTAATTAATGATGTGTATTCTTTATTGCAAAAGAAGGAAAGACATTTAGAAAGATTAAAAAAATGGAAAAGGAAGAAAAATGATTAAATGTATTAAAAAAGAATTTGATTTAACAATTAATGATTACAAGTTTGATAAATATAAAAAAGATTATTATTTTTATATTTGTTATGAAAATGATAGGTTCTTAGCCTATCAAGAAAAACAAAGTAAGTTGTTTGTTAAAGATAAGAAGTTTAAAGGTATTTATTTTGAAATGAATGCTAACAAAGATTTTGTTGAATTTTATAAAAATAGAAAAAGGAGAGTAAATGAAAAAAATAATTAAAAAACTACCTAAGTTTCTACAAGAAAAACCAAGTATCTTTATTGAAAAGGATACTTGTAATGATTTTAGGGTTTTAATTAAACTTAATAAAGAAGGTGCAATTGTATTGTATGGAACTTTAAAAGGAAAAAGGGTTAAGTTCAATGATTATTATAAATTAATTGTTGGAGATATTGATGATAATCTTGGTATAAGTGAATATGGTTTTTGTGAAATGATGAGTTCAATAGAAGTTGATGTTCCTTTTAATACTACTGAAAAAGATTTTTATAGAATTCTTGAAAAAACTGTTGAAATTTATCAAATTATTAAAAAGGAGAGTAAATGAAAAAAACTAATTTAGTTTTAAAAATGTATGATTTAGTAGATTTTATTCAAGAAAAAGGTTATTTAGATGAAGCTCATAAGTTTAGAAATATAGTTGATGAGCTTTATAAAGAAATTCAACAAGAAGAACCAATTGAAAGGATTAAAAAGTTTCAAAGAGATAGATTGTTGGATAAACAAAATTATGATTTTATTAATGAATCAACAAATATTATTGAAGAATTGTTAGAAACAAAAGGATTTAAAATTGATAAGAATAAAAGAGAGTATCTAAAAACAGAAGTAAAAGGTTTCTTTGATTATCTTAAAAACTTATTTGATTTTAATGAAAGTAAAGTTGAAAAAGAAGATATAGTAGATGCATATGCAGATATTGTTGTCTTTGCAATAGGTGCTATTATGAAATTAGGATATGAACCAAATTGTGTTTTAAAAGAAGTTTCAAAAGAAGTGAATAGTAGAGTTGGTTCTATTATTAATGGAAAATTTCAAAAAGATTTAACTAAACAACATTTATGGTATAAAGCAAATT